ACCTACGCAAGGGCTCACGCTCAGATCGTGTTTTTTTAGGACGCACGGCTACCCCCTCTGCCTCTCCTGCCTCTCTCTCTCCGACTGAGTCCAGACCGATGCTGGACAGTCCTTTTAAGAACCGACCCAATCCGAATCAATGACAACTAAACCCAAACGATCCAAGAAACTTGTGGGGAATTTGAAACCCCGCCTACATTCGCCATTCCTAAAAGGGAAATCTCGCGGCGATGAGGTTGCTGAGTTGGCTGAAAAGATTGGTCAGCCTCTATTAGCATGGCAGAAGCTGATCTTGGACGATATGTGCAGCGTGGATAAGGATGAGATGTTTATCCGCAAGACCAGCCTGCTTTTGATCGCTCGTCAATCAGGAAAGAGCCATCTTGCACGAATGCGCTGTTTAGCAGGCTTATTCTGCTTCGGTGAGAAGGACATCTTGATCATGTCCTCAAATAGAGCTATGGCAATGAAGTCATTTAACATCATGGCTGACATCATTGAGCGAAACGATTTCTTGAGAGTTCAACTTAAAGATGGAGACATTAAGAAAGGCATTCGCAGGACTAATGGCGATGAGAGAATCATTCTTGCCTCTGGAGCGCAGCTAGAGGTAGCAGCGGCAACTTCAGACGGAGCCCGCGGTAGGTCAAGCGATTTCTTATGGATTGATGAATTGCGTGAGGTATCAGAAGCCGCGATGGACGCTGCAAAAAGCGTAACCCTTGCAAGAATCAACAGCCAGCGTCTATTTACTTCAAATGCTGGAGATGCCTTCTCAAAAGTGCTGAATGATCTGCACGACTCTTGTAAGCACTACCCGCCTAAGTCTTTAGGCTATTACGAATACTCAGCACCAGAGTTCTGTGACATCTGGGATCGTAAGGCTTGGGCTATGGCTAATCCTTCACTTGGCTATTTAATTTCAGAAGAAGCTATTGAGGAGACGATTGCAACCTCAACACCAGAAGCTGCAAGAACCGAAACGCTTTGCCAATGGATCTCCAGTTTATCCTGCCCTTTCAGCACTGAAGTGCTTGAGAACAGTTCAGATTCAACTCTTGAGATGTCAGTGGGAGCTTATACAGTGTTTGGATTCGATGTAAGTCCGAGCAGAAAATCAGGAAGTCTCGTGGCTGGTCAATTGCTTGCCGATGGACGAATTGGCATAGGCATTCTTGAAACTTATAGTTCTCAAGTAGCAATCGATGAGTTAAAGATGGCAGCAGCCATAAAAGGCTGGGTAGATATTTACAGACCGCGTCTTGTCTGCTTTGATCGTTACGCCACTCAAACAATTGCTGATCGCTTGGCTCAAAGTGGTGTTATGGTCGAAGATGTATCAGGACAGCAGTTCTATAAAGCGTGTGGAGACTTGCTAGAAGGAATGACTAATCTTCGTGTTGTTCATAATGGGCAAAAAGAACTTATTGAGCAATTTACAAACACAGCAGCAAAGCAGAACGATGCCGCTTGGAGAATCATTAAAAGAAAGAGTGCTGGAGATATCTCCGCACCAATCGGACTTGCAATGGTCGTAAGCAAGCTAATGCTTCCAGCACCTAAACCTCAGATAGTGGTTTAGACACGCCCTAGCATATTGTCTAATTACTTGACAAATGCTATACTTTCTGACTATGGGTATATTTACGCGAGCAGTACCAGCACAAACTAAGCCGACTGTCGTAGCGCAATATGCCCCACAAAATCTTGGCGATCCGTACATGTTCTCTGGCTTTGCCAACATCGATCGCAACATGGCACTTGGCATTCCAAGTCTTGTCAGAGCTCGCAATCTTATTTGTAACACAGTTGCATCAATGCCACTAGAGCTTTACAAAAAATCAACTGGTGAAGAACTTGGTAAGCCAGTTTGGATGGATCAACCTTGTTTTAATCAACCGCGTTCTGTGACAATAAGTTACACATGCGAATCATTGTTATTTTATGGGGTAAGTTACTGGTTGATAAAATCTCGCTATCAGGAAGATGGCAGACCTGCATCTTTTGAATGGTTGCCTAACTATCGCGTAACTCCTAAGTATTCAGCAGATGCTTTGACTGTTGAATCTTATTATGTAGATCGTAAGGAAGTATCTAACGAAGATATGGTTACATTCCAAGCATTAAGCGATGGAATCTTAACTACTGGTGGTCAAGTATTACGCGCAGCTTTAGATTTAGAAACTGCTTCAGCAATTGCAGCTGCAACTCCAATGCCTTCTGGTTACATTTCCAATTCTGGTGCTGACCTTGATCCAAAAGAAGTTCAAGGATTATTAGCTGCTTGGAAAACTGCAAGAGCAAATCGTGCAACTGCTTATTTGACTTCTACTCTCAGTTACAACGCGACATCTTTCTCACCTAAAGATATGATGTATAACGAAGCAAAACAAGACTATGCAACTCAAATTGCGCGTCTTTGCAATGTTGATGCATTTTATTTATCTGCTGACGCTAACAATAGTATGACCTACTCTAATTTGTTAGATTCTCGTAAGCAGTTTGTTTCACTAACTTTGCAGCCTTTCATCTGTGCAATTGAAGATCGTTTATCAATGAATGACATCACTGCAAATGGTAATGAAGTTCGTTTTGATTTAGATGCATCATTCTTGCGTGCTAATCCAATGGATGAATTACTTGTAATTGAAAAGTTACTATCACTTGGACTTATTACTCCAGAGCAAGCGATGGAAATGACAGACCTAACACCTAATGGAAGCGAAGGCATGAGTTAATGGAAAATATCCTCACATTCTCAGCGGATCTAACTGCTGACACTGCTAAGAGAGTTATCTCTGGCAAGATCGTGCCAATGGGCACAGGCGAAGTTGGATCAACTTCAGCAGGCGCAGTTGTATTTGAAAAGGGAAGCATTCAACTTCCAGAAGATCCTAAGTCTGTAAAATTATTAAATCAGCACAACACAAAAGAACCTTTAGGCAAAGCGATGTTCTTTAATGAAATTGATGGAGAAGGAATTTACGCGAGCTTCAAGATTTCAAATTCAACACGAGGTTCTGACGCTTTGATAACTGCATCTGAAGGACTAACTTCAGGTTTGAGTGTTGGCGTAGAAGTTTTGAAATCAAATCGAAAGGCTGGAGTCATGCATGTAACTTCAAGTCGAATAATCGAAGTCAGCCTTGTAACAGAGCCTGCATTCAAATCAGCTCAAGTCACTGATATTGCTGCTTCAGAGGAAGAAACTCCTGTGGAAGTAGTAGAAGAAACCCAACCAACAGAAAGCGAGACAGCTGTGGAGAATACTCCAGAGACAGTTGCAGCACCAGTAGAGGCAGCAGCGGTTGAAGCTGCTCGACCAACTGTGACTGTAACAAATGTGCGCGAGCGCACTGCACCAATCACTTCAGGTCAATACTTGGAGCATACAATCAAGGCAGCAACAGGTTCAGAAGAATCACTACGCATTGTTCGCGCAGCTGACGATTCAACAACTACAAATACAGGTTTAACTTTGCCTTTGCACATGAACGAATTTATTACTAATCAAGTTACATCACGCGCTGCAATCGAAGCAGGTTCTCGTGGCGTTCTTCCGTCAAGTGGTCTTAGTTTTACGATTCCTCGTGTAACTGGCAATGGTTCAGTTGCAGATGTAAATGAAGGTGCTGCTGTTACATCAGTCGGGATGACTTCTGACTATCTTACAGTGGATATTAACAAGTTCGCAGGTCGTCAATTTGTGAGCTGGGAGCTCCTTGACAGATCAGCTCCTTTGTTCTATGACGAAATGATTCGTAATCTTTCAAATGCTTACGCTAACGCAACAGATGCAGCAGTAATTGCAGCACTTCTTGCAGGCGGTACAGTAGGAACAGCAGTAACAGCTGATAAAGCTGGATACCAATCATTCGTAGCAACAGAAACTGCTGCTGCATACAAGGGCACAGGTCAGTTTGCTAAGAACATGATTGCATCAACAGACACATGGGCAGCACTCATGGGATTTGCTGATTCAACAGGTCGTGCTCTTTACACAGCTGCTCAACCAGCAAATGCTTCAGGTGCAGTAACTCCTACAGCTCTAACTGGCTCAATTCTTGGATTGAATTTATTTGTTGATCCAAATATCGGAGTATCTGGTCTTATCGATAACTCTTCATACATCGTCTCACCAGATTCATACACAACTTACGAATCACCAACTACTCGACTTCAAGTTCAGGTACTTGGTTCAGGTCAGGTGGAAATTGCGGTTTATGGTTATCTCGCAATTGCAATCAAGAACCCACTTGCAATTCGTAAGTTTAATGTCTAAAAACTAGCAACACTCTAAGTCGCTCTGGGGATCAGTAGCCCTCTGATCCCCAGAGTCTTGAGAAAGGAAAAGGAATGGCACTTACAACAGTCGCAGAACTCCGTAGCACACTTGGAGTTGGCACATTGTACAGTGACGCGACCCTTCAATCCGTCTGCGATGCTGCGGATGCAGTCCTTGTTCCTATGCTATGGGCTCCAAAATGGTTTTCAATTGCTCACAGTAATGTAGTAGGCACAGGAACTTTATATTTTAACGATAACATTGTTGATACTTTTTATGTAGGTCAAAGCGTAACAATCGCCAATTCAGGTAGCTCATATAACGGCACTAAGACAATCACAGAGGTACGCGACTATTCAATCAGCGTAGCAACCAGTCACACTGTTGCTCAGGCATATCACCCAATTTTTCCTTATGGCACTGTATCTACAACGACTTATACAGACTGGACTTTAGATGAAGCTGTGCAAAACGCTGCTCTTATGATCAGCGTTGATATCTGGCAAGCAAGAACCACCACATTATCTGGTTCTAACCTTGTAGATTACCAGCCATCCCCTTATAAATTATCAGCGCAATTGCTGGCAAAAATAAGGGGCATGATTGCCCATGCACTCGACCCTCGCAGCATGGTGGGCTAAATGCCAACACCAGCGATAACTACTCTTCGAACTACCTTAGCAACTGCTTTAGTAGATAACACTAGATGGCAGACATTTGCCTTTCCACCACCAGTTGTTCTTGCAAATTCAGTTATTGTCAGCCCAGATAACCCGTACTTGACTCCAAACAATAACTCACAAATTTCGATCAGTCCTTTTGCCAACTTCAAGCTGATCATCACATGCCCATTATTTGATAACGAAGGCAACTTGAATGGCATAGAAGATTTTGTGGTTCGAGTGTTTAACCTACTCGCTGCATCTTCTTTCACATATAATGTAAGCGCAATCAGTGCGCCTAGTGTTCTCAATGCTGCAAGCGGAGATTTGCTAAGCTGCGAGATGTCCGTAAGCATACTAACGAGTTGGGGATAACATGTCCGATATAGATAACGACAAAGCAAATGCGGAATGGCTCGTAAAAATCGGGCAGTCTGCAACAGCACCAGCACCAAAACCAGTCACTAAGAAAGATGAGGAATAATCATGGCACAGGGAATAGTAAATAAGGTTGGATTCAAGGTAGGTGCATCAGACCCTGCGTCAATCGATCTTAGCGCGTATGTAACAAGTTTTACATTGACACGATCAGCAGATCAGATCGAGACAACGGCTATGAACGATACAGGGCATCGTTATGTCACAGGGCTCGAGAACAATTCAATTACGGTTGAACTGATCAACGATGATGCAGCTTCTGCTGTACTAC